AGGACGAAATAGCGTAAAGCGCAGAGCGCGATTTGCGAAAAAGCGTCAGAGGGAGAGCCGACCAACGGGAGGCTGCTCCCTCTCCTTTTTTCTCGCCGTAGGCGAGTCGATATTATTGAAATTTTAACAATTGGCCGATTTTTTGTAAATTTGCATTCATTAGGCGGATAACCCCTATGCCGCGTGTTGCTCCGGTCTGGCAACAATGCGAACGCGAATAACGGCCTCGTTTATGCGAATGCGAACAACGCCGGTTCGCTTTCGAGTACGAATACCGGCGTGCGGCTGACATTAAGGACTATAATCGGGAGCGAAAGCGCTCCAATTATATAATCGCCACCCTGCAACGCCTACGGGTTAGGCAAAGCAAGAGGCGAGGGGTTTGAACCTCGGCAACAGCAGACGTGCCGGAACCGGTGCGTCTGGAAAGCGGAAAAATTACGAGAAGCCCTGAAGGCTTATGGACATCACTTATCCCTTGTACAATCTTATCGATGAGATTGTATCACCACAAAATATGCTTGCCAGTTATGATTATGTCATCGACCATCTTGACTGCAAGAGGCAGCGGGAGCGTTTTCGCCCGGATAAATCCGAGGAAGATACTCCTGAAATATGTGCGCGATGGAAAAAGTACTATGAAAGGCGCACCAACACGATAGCGATTCTTACCCGGCAGATTTCGTCCGGCGAATTTCGCGTTACCATGGATGATGTCCAGCAAATCCATGTTACGGATGGCCCAAAAGAGCGGTATTGTCAGGCTCCGAGAGTAATCAAGCGTATCGGTATTCACGCCATAATGGTAGTTGTGGAGAAATACACCATGCCCTCGCTTATAAACAATACGGCAGCGTCCATAAAAGGGCGGGGTATGCACTGGCTGCATCACATAGTCGAAGATGACATACACGCAGATCCGCAAAACATGGTCTATTACTATCAGTGCGATATTGCCAAGTTCTATGACAGTATCAATCAGCAACGGCTGATGGCGGATTTGAGGAGATACATTGCCGACCCTCTGCTTTTGCCTATTCTTGACAATCTCATAAGCCTTATGCCTGTCGGTATATCCAAAGGCTTGCGTTCATCCCAGACTTTGGCCAACCTTCATCTGTCAGACATAGACCATGCCATGATAGAAATGGTTTCGTGCCATTATACAGAGGTTGACGGTGTTAAAGTCCGCCATCCCCATTATTACCGTTATTGCGATGATATAGTTATGTTCGCCTCGACCAAAAAGGAATTATGGAGGTTGAGGAACGAACTTGTAAATATGATTTCCGGCCTGGGGCTGAGTATTAAAAACACAGAAGCAGTAAGGCCGTTGTCAGAGGGACTTGATTATCTCGGTTATGTGAATTTCGGCACCCATTCACTATTGCGCAAACGGATTAAGCAGAATGCTGCTCGTAAATTGGCCAAAGTGAAATCACGCAAACGCCGTCGGGAAATAATAGGTTCTCTCAAAGGTATGGCCTGCCATGCCGATTGCAAACATCTGTATTTTAAATTAACACATCATCATATGAAGAAATTCTCAGAAATGGGAATCGTCTATACACCGTCTGACGGTAAGAAACGGTTCCCTGGAAAAATCATGCGTCTCGGAGCACTGCAAAACAAGGAAATCGAGATACACGATTATCAAGACGACATGACCACATCTCATGGAGAGGGCCGCTATCTTGTATCATTCAAGGACAAGTCCACCGGCGAGTGGGGCAAGTTCTTCACTTCGTCTGAGGAGATGAAAAATATCCTTGACCAAGTGAGTGACATAGAGGATGGTTTCCCATTTGAAACCACAATACAAAGCGAGGTATTTGACGGAAACAAAGTGAAATACAAGTTTACCTGATTTTCGGTTTTTCAGGCATTTGGCTCAGTCTGCCGCTTTTAGTCGTATATTAGCGCAAAAATCAAATTGTAATGAAAAAAATATACGGCGCACAAGAGCGGCAGGACGGTTTATACCGTATAGGCCGCAACAAATGGGAGATAATATTCGGATTCGGCAAAGATTACGAAGATGCCCCCACGGGCTATAACTATCGGGAACGATTCGACCACCTGCCTACCATCGATGATATTAAGGCCACTATATTCAGGCAGGTTGATGAGAATACCGACCGGGCCATTGAATATGGCCTTACATGGAAAGGGCTGCCTGTCCATCTCGATAGCGAAACGCAAGGAAATATCGTAGGCATGCTGGCATTGCTCCCGGTGGCAGGCGCGTCAATGTTTCCTAAGAGATTCAAAGTCGGTGAGTATGAGAACGGAGAGCCTGCGTTTTATGAGTTTGAATCCACTGAGGAATTTGCTGAATTTGCAAAGACTGCATCCGATCACAAGGAACGCATGTATGCTCTCGGCTGGCAGGAAAAAGCTCTCGTAACCGAAAGCACGTTTTTAGTACGGTAAGCACGAGACAATATCGAAACGGCATAGGGTTTCATAACCTTATGCCGTTTCGATATTTTTGTATATGCCTTATCTATCGAGATTTAGGTGTTTTTGTAAAGTCGGAAAATTTAGGATTTGACACTACCATACGTTTATTGACTTACTTTTGGTGAAAAAATAGGAGTCATGAAAATACAGCAGGACAAAATCAAGCATTTCACGGTGTGTTTCATAGTAGCATCCATAGCCTCGTCAGTAGAGGCCTTATGTGGAGCAACATATTTGCTGTCTGCGGTTGCCGGTGTAATTGCCGGCGGCGCGATAGGCGTAGGAAAAGAGTATGGTGACAAATGCTCTCCCGGCAACAAGTGGGACTGGAACGACATTGCCGCCGATATGATCGGTTCTGTCATAGGTTCCGCTCTAGGCTCGCTGTTCTCGCTAATCAATAATTAACATCACATAGATATGACCAATTTATCTGAAATCCTACGCTGGATATTTACGGCCATTGGCGCCATTCTTGCCATCATAGAGCCGACGTATCCCTATCTTTTTATCTGCACCATTATGATACTTGCCGACTGCTATACGGCGTGGGCTCTCTCCCAAAGAGCGCGTAAAGCCTACCCCGAAAAAGTCAGCAAAGACGGAAAGAAATTCAAAAGCCACAATTTCGGCAAAGTAATAGTGACCCTGATGAAAGCGTATGCGCTTATCATAATGGCGTTCATGATTCAGCGACATATTACCGATGCATGGCCAATCGACCTTACCAAAGTGGCCGCCGGTGCCATCTGCTTCTGGCAGCTTTGGTCTATACTCGAAAACGAGTCCAGTTGCAATGGTTCCAAGTGGGCCAAATTGCTACAACGTATTCTCGTTGACAAGACTTCAAGACATTTCGACATTGATTTATCAGACCTTAAACCGAAAGAAAAATGATAGTAGAACTGTACGATGCCGGACACGGCATAGACACTCTTGGCAAATGTGCCCCCGATAAGAGCCTACGGGAGTATAAAAAGGCTCGTGAACTTGTAAAAGACATTGTCGCCCAGCGCCGGGCGATGGGATATGATGCCCGTATCCTTGTAACCGAGGACAATGATATAAGCCTCCCGGAGCGTTGTCGGCGCGTCAATGCTGTATGCAGGCAGGTCGGCAAATCCAATGTGTTACTTGTATCAGTCCACTGTAACGCGGCCGGTGCCGACGGTAAGTGGAAGAGTGCCGGCGGATGGTGTGCCTACACATCGCCCGGTCAGACAAAGGCAGACATACTCGCTACAAATCTCTATGAGTCCGCTCAGACCTATCTTAAAGATTATATCGAAGATTTCCCAATCAGGAAAGCAAAAGGCGATTATGATAGCAAACAACGGCCTATACGCACGGATTACTCCGACGGCGATCCCGATTATGAGGCACGGTTCTATATCCTGGTTAATACACAGTGTCCGGCAGTCCTTACGGAGTCAATGTTTCAGGACAACAAGGCCGATGTGGATTTTCTGCTTTCGCCTGAAGGCCATAACGCGATTGTTAATCTCCATGTCAACGGCGTGGACAAATTCGTAAAATCTCAAAACCGATGAAAAAGACATTTTTCCTACTTTGTATGTTTGCTATGTGTCTTGCAGGATGTAAGACTCAAAAGCAGATTCATCCAACGGTAACACCACCTGTTGTGCTCAACAACAGCGATAGCGTGAGAATTGAGACCATTGTTAAGACGATCTATACTCCGGTCGATGTCGCCGTTGATCTGCCCCAGCAGTCCGAAACAAAGGTCACACAATCCGACAGCAGCCATGTTGAAACTGATTTGGCCGAGTCTGACGCATGGATAAATGTGGATGGTTCTCTCGGCCACTCCATAAAAAACAAGCCCGGGCAACTCAATACAGAGGTGTTCGTGCCTCAGACAACACAAGAAAACAATAAAGAAGTTATCAAAGAAAAAGAGGTGCCGGTACCTCAACCATACCCGGTAGAGGTTGAGCGTGAATTTACCGTCATGGAACAAATCAAACTTGCCGCGTTCTGGTATCTTGTGGGCGCGGTAATCGTGAGCATCGGCCTGCTTTTCCACAGGCCGTTATTGAAAGCCTTACGCAAGATAATAAGGCTTTAAGGTCATTTTTGATTATAGCGAAATAGCCTCGTTGGGAAACGGGGCTATTTTAATTCTGTCGCCAGTGAATATTTGCGGTCTATGTCGGTAATATGATTTTGGAACGCCTCTGATGATGTATGTGATGATGTGTTGGCGTTCCCGGGCTGTCGTATAAGGCAGCCCTTTTTATTCCACGGTCATACCCAGTGACAGTCCGAATCTGTCAAGAATTTTCTCCACCTCGTCAGCACCCTTTTCTCCGAGCCGCCGTACTTTCAGCAGCTCTTTTCGGGTAAGCCTCACAAGTTCTCCGATTTTCCTGATGCCGGCATTGTCAAGGGGGATGGCTATACGCATAGGCATATCAAAGTCAATGATAGAGGCGGAATATAGTTTGGCCATGTGCAGCCTCATCTCATCGTACTTGTCAAATGTCGTGTCTGTTTCAGGTGTTGAGTACATATCTGGAGAGTGATTATAAGGAGGGTGGTTATAAAAATGGAGAGGGGAACCACCCCCTCTCCCAAGTCAAACCAATAAGCCACCCTTATGGGGAAAACTTATTGACAGTACAAAGGTAGCACTTTATTTGAGATTATCCAACACCTTGCGCACGGCATTTGTAGCCATATCCGGCGTGACGCTGATGTAAGAGTAGAGAGAGGTTCCTCCTTTATCGACTCTGTGCCCTAGAATGAAGTCGATGATGCTTGTGCTGATTCCGAGGTCGAAAGCGTGTTGGGAAAATGACTTTCGTGCCGAGTAATAGATGAGCTGTTTTATGCCGGTGGCTTTGGCCAACTTCGGCATATTTAGATCGAAGAAGTAGTGACAGTTAGTATTACGCTGGTGTTCGCTGACCGAGATATGGCCGTCCTTGCCCTTGTAACGGCTTATGATTGCCTTTGCCTCATCAGGAATGGCGAACTCCACATACTTGTTCATCTTAGGGCGGTGTTCGGTCTTTTTACGGACATAGTGGATTGTGTCTGACTGCTCGTTGAAATCTATGTCGAGCAAATCGATTATATTGATACCGCCGAGATAGTAAGAGAGCATAAAGAGATCCCGGCATTTGATGATGTTAGGCTTGGAACATTGGATATCCCTGATTTTCCGAACCTCATCTACCGAGAGCCATGATTGGCGTACTTCCATTTTCGGCAGTTCATATCCGGCAAAAGGGTCTACACGGAACTGTACATATCCGCATCGTTTGGCGTAGTTCAGCAGAACCATCAGAAATACAAGATTCGTCCTGACTGTCGTAGGCTTCAGCTTTCTATCACGAAGGTGCTTGTCGAGGCCAAGGATTGTGCCATGCGTGACGTGCTCCGCAAGCAGCCTGTCACCTATGTACCGTATGATATTGTTCCATATTACCCGGTAAGATTTGGCAGTTCCCTCCTTGATGTGAGCATTGGCCATGTACTCCTCATAGATGGATTTGAGCGTACGATGCTTGTAGCTCCCTGCGTTCATCAACTGATACACCAGCTCCGAAGCCGTGAGCCCGTTGATGTATTCCAGCTCATCGAGTGCCGACTGGTAGCGTTGGAGCAGGTTGCGGATCTTGGTGTTGAGCATGGCCGCATCGGCACGCTTTACCACTTTGCCGTTCTTGAACTCCTTATTGGAGTCAAGTATGATGTCAGTGACGATATAACGGGTTTCTCCGTTGTGGGCAACTGAAATCCTGACCTTGTTTCTGCCGCCCTTGATGGTCTTAGAGGTCAGAACGACCGCGTTTAGTAGTGCCATTTTCGGACAATTTTTAGGAAATAATTTTAGCGAAACAGCCTGTTTTACAGTTGTCGGGGATTGTCGAAACTGACTGTTCCGCTGATTGGTTACTAATACTTCCTATTGATATTCAGTCCTATCAGCCATTTAAGGCACTATTTATGGCAAGTGTAATAAAATATTTGCCACATATCCTTGTAGTAGGCTGAAAATCTTGGATTTTCAATAGGTTCTAATTCCGTCCCGACAATTTTACGGAAATATTTTAGAGGGAGTTATCGGAGAGTAGTCTGCCACAAATGTATCATAGCCATCTTTTGTGTTGTTAACAATTGAGAATGACTGGAAATGTTTGACTAAATACTGTATTTCAAGTTCTGATGCTTTTGGTATTTCAACATACCATTGAAGATTTCCGCAAAGACTTTTCCCATAAAATGAAAATGCAGATTGAGCGGAGGGATACTCCCATTGAAAAGAAGTAGTGGACAGCAAGAATGATGAACTTCGCAGATTTGAAAGGTTCTCATCATACCATTTATTAAAGTTGTCACTATTGTTGTGCATAAGATAGAACATCTCTACAAAGGTTATTCCCCATGGCCCATTGAATTGTGGCTCGCACTTTCGGTAATTTGCGCCATGAGTTGTAAGACTGTTATCTCCTATTATAGAGTTGAAATCATTGACCTTTTGCTTTGCTTCAATTTCAGATGTTGTTATTTCCGTCCATTTTAAGACACTTGCAGATTTATACGAAAAAGAGCACAGATCTTGACTTGGAATAGTATATTGAATCAAATCCTCGTGTGTTTCGCACCATCGAAGAAATGATTGCTGATTTTCTGGTTTTACAGAAGTAAAAGATGCAGCATACTCAACAATCCATGTATCTGCTTGGACTATATCAGGTTCATCAGAAGAACAGGAAGCAAGCATTAGACACATGATACATAGTGAATATGAGAGATTTTTCATTTTCCAAGTTGATTTTCCAATTGTTTAATTCTGTCTGCCATAGCGTTGACCATTTCTGTCTTGGCATCAATTGCATCTTGAAGAGTGGCAATAGTTCCAACTAATTTGTTGAGACGCTCAACTTCGGGATTCCCAATCATCGAAAGAAGCATAGGGCCAGTTCCTCTCATTAACCATTCTGCCGATACTTCCGGGAAGGACTGAAGTATCGAGGTGACGCAATTCAGATTAAGAGCATTGATACCCTTGAGCATTCGGTCAAGGGTCGGTTGGTTCATGCCGCATTTAAGAGCGAGGGCTCTCGTGGAGAGTCCAAAATGGTCTTTTAGCTGTTGAATTCGAGCTATCATGGCTTGCAACTGTTAATAAAACTTAAAAACGACCACTATAACACGAAGTCGTATTGTATATAATACCAATTCGTATTACCTTTGCATCATCTTAATTCAAACATCGCAAAGATAGCGATTTTGGATGAGATAGCCGCAACTGTAATCAATAAAAATGACCGCTATGGCATCAATCATCGGAAAGGAAATCAGCGCTCCCATCTGGGGCGCACACAAGCCCGCACTGCTCACAACTTGGAGCGAGTTGAAAAAACTCGGATTCAAGAAACGAGACCGCTCTTTCGGCTCTCTTGACGATGGCACACCGGCTCTGTTTTTCTACGCCACCAAACACTGTTGCTCCCTCTCTGATGAGCAACTGAATAATTGCCGCTTTCAATGGTATGTGATTACAGAGACCCTTGACGAAATATCAGACTAATCAAACAATAATCAATATGACCTCAACGGAAGAAAAAATTGATGCTATCCTTGATGCTATCAGTCAGGACATAGCAGAACGCGAGAATGTGGCCGATAACGCCATGCACACTCTCGAAAAGATGCGACCATCGTCCGAGGAATACAAAGAAGCCAATCTCCAATTCGGAGCAAATTCCTATGTCGCCTGCTATCTCAAACGAATACAGGCTGTGGTCATGGAACGCGACATAAAGAACGCTGAAAATGTTATCCGCTTCCACCATTTTCAGCAGCACACAAAAGGTGCGCTTGATGACCACCGTGATATATCACTCGCCCAGGCTACAATAGCCGTCATTCTCGGCGGATACGTTGAACGCTTTTTCAAATAACCCTCCCAAGTCAAACCAATAAACCAACCACCAAAATGGAACAATCCACACCTTACCGCTACGAAGCTAAAAATGACGGTTCATACAATGAACTCGCAGCTTATGCGGCTCTGCTCATGGGCAACGTGTCACTCTTTCCTGAATTGCGGGTCATCGTGATAGATGGCAGATTTGCCAATGATGTAGGCAAATTCATCGACAATGAAGGCCTTGATTTCTACATTGCCCCCATTGAGGTTGATGATGATAATCTCCTCAACCTTATCAATACAGCGGCTGTCGATGTCGAGACGCTACGCAAAATCGCCTATCGTCTGATTGAACAGACTAACAGTATGGCCGAAAAGCATAACAACATCATTGCCGAAATAACCGCAGCGGATGAGAATGTGAAGAAAGACCGTGATTATTACCGCGAACTGTATCTGAAGTATGCAAACAAGAGCAACCGCATCAAGGAACAAATCCGAGCCATCGGCACTCTTGTAGACTCAATATTCCCCAAAGAATAATCTCCGCCCAAGTCAAACCAATTCACGGCGCTCAGGAGTGAGCAATGCCGAGGGTCAAGAGAGACCCGGCCCCGAAAGGGGATTCAAAATGGGAGAGTAGCTCAGTTGGTTAGAGCAGCGTGGCCACACAAGTACAAGTTCGATAGGTCGTAGGTTCGAGTCCTACCTCTCCCACTGCCAAAGAAGAGAACCTTGACGTAGTGAAGATTCCACTGCATAACGCGGTCAAGCCCGATGGATGATGCCGATGCGGTGATGAGCGACACGGTAGGCCGTGTACGTGATAAGAAATATCTCCCGGTGCTTATGCCGAAAATGACCGGGAGCGGGTTGAGGCGTGTCCGCCCGTGGCAAATGGACCGGTGTTAACTTGATTTCAAATGGTATCGGCCATACAATCATATATTAAGAACGATATAGCTCAGGTGGTAGAGCGTTGGCACACGCCAAAGGTCGGTGGTTCGAGTCCGCCTATCGTTCCTATTCAATTCAAATAATCCTACAACATGGAAACGTCTATAACTATTTCAACCCCGGATTCTCGCATACTCCCATGCGACGATAATATGACAATCGACATCTCAATTAAAGGCATAACAGTCCGGGATATACATCGGTTTGGAGATATGCGTCCTATTATTGCCGCCAGTCTTGAATCCCATATAGAGATGGCGAAACTGCCTGAAAAAGAAACTCGGGATTTGAAAGCCGAGGTCAAGCGTCTTGTCTACGGTGAAGATGCTTGATGAATTTGTCAAGTGTCCTGACAACGATGACTGATGTAGTTGAATCGTCACATCCATAGAATCCTGGATTAAGGCATCTGTCAGAACTCGGGAACGAGCGCGAAATCTCTGTCAGAGGCATTTCGGGATCGTATGAGTAAAGCAGCATCTTTATATCAACCATTATTTCCCTCAAACCCTCACGGGCCTCGTTTGTCATGGAGCCTCGATGTCCGTTTATGTAATCTATGAATGACTGTCTTAGAGACTTGGCCTCACTTATGTAATCGTAACTCATAATCATTAGTTTTTATTTGGCGATACAAAGTTAATGATTTTCGGCGAGCGGTGTAGCCTCCGGGCGATAGTGGTTAATGCAGGGTCGTCACCTGCCACCGTTCCAAACTAAAATTTAACCAATATGGAAACCAAAGAATTAAGAATCGCAACCCTCGGCATTACTGAGGAGTTCAGAAATATGGGCGTCGGAGAGACGGTTCGTTTTCCACTTTCCAGATACAAATACAGCACCATTCGTGCCACTCCCTCTACCTCACTTGTGAACGAGCGTATAGAGGAAGGCCGAAGTTGGAAAACGCAAATCAACTATGATGAAAAATGCGTTGATGTCATAAGAATAGCATGAGCCTATGGGAAAGTTTCAAACAACAGCGGTGAATCCCGAGGCTATTCAGCTTGAAAATATTTTCGCAGTAATGGCCGGCGAAACATTCAGCAAAGACCTCTCGGCAAAAATTGTCGGAGGGGTAAAGAAATTGGAGGACTTGATAGCCTCCGGCGCTATCGAGGCCGACAAGCCAAATAATGTGCAGAACGGTAAGTGGCACTGCAACGCCGCTCAGGTTCTGCGAAATTGCCGGAACATGAGAAAAAGGAAATAACCACATAGGTACAAACCCGCGAGGGTGAAATATTTCGTCAAATACTGATTGCCTTTGAGTGCCCGTGAGGGTCGTGGCGACAACTTCTAACGAACCCCGGCAGCCGGGCGGGCAATCCCGGCTACATGGAGGTGGTAAACGCTGGCGCCAAGCGCGATAGTGGTTAATGTGGGTTCGACTCCCACCGCCTCTGCATTTTGGTTAGGTTTCAAATACATACCCGTGTGACGGCTCGGAAAGACGAGCGAGAGACTCACGCCGATGACAGTCGGGAAAGACCGGCATGAGAGACTGACAATCGGTGAGTGTCCCCCGGGATTGGTCCGGGAGTAGGTGAATAGCCGTGGCCACGAAATAGCCTACAAGCAGGTTCGACTCCTGCTCTCTCAACCATTAGAAACAACATCATCAACACATCATCAAAATGGACGAGCCTATCTTCACAAAGCGCGTCAGCGCCGGAACACGCGTCTATTACATCGACGCACGCATTGACCGCAAAGGTCAGAAGTATATCTCCCTCTCGGAGATTCCGACAGATAAATCACCCGGCAAAAAGGAGCGTCAGCGAATCTTCATCCACGCTAAGAACATGAAGAGATTCGCCAAGGCTTTTGCCAAAGTAGCAACCTATATAAAGAATGACGCTAAAGGATGATCCGCTGGTGCTTCTCGGCTGGAGCTGCCCGTATTGTGGAGCTCCAACTAAACTCGTTGACGACACGGAAATCTACGGGCG